ACGGCTGATGATTTATTTTTACGTTTTTCTTCACAAGAAGATTACAATACATGGACACCTACAGCAACAAACACAGCAGGTTCTTTTAGAATTCAAGACGGATCAAAAATTATGGATGCTATTCGTTCTCGTAATGCTGTACTGGTTTGGACAGATACAAGTTTACATGCACTACAATTTGTGGGTGCACCTTTTACTTTTAATTTATCACAGATAGGTGCTAACTGTGGCGCCGTATCACAACACTCTGCTGTTGATGTTAACGGTACAGCCTTTTGGATGTCGCAAAATTCTTTCTATAAGTTTGATGGTGCAATATCTAAAATGCCGTGCAGTGTTCAAGATTATGTATTTGAAGATTTTAATATAACAACACAACCAGAAACATACGCTGCTGTTAACTCAGAGTTTAATGAAGTGACTTGGTTTTATTGTAGTTTAAATGCACAACAAATAGATCGTTTTGTAACATACAATTACTTAGAAGATTGTTGGTCAACGGGAAGTTTAGCAAGAACAGCTTGGACTGATTATGGTGTTTATGAAAAACCATATGCTGGTTTTTACTCTACGACAAATCTTGGTACAACACCTGCGGTTTTAGGTGTAACAGCAGGGGCTTCAAACATATACCAACAAGAAACAGGAACGGATGATGTAAGTTCTGCTATCAATGCTTTTATAGAGTCAGGTGATTTTGATATTGCAGACGGTCAACCTTTTTTACACATAGGTAGAGGTATACCAAACTTTAAAGATCTAGCGGGATCTGTAGATGTTACTTTAAAATTTAAAACATATCCTAGTTCTACAACTCCAACTTCGGTAACAAGAACAATTGTCTCGACAACAGAAAAATTTGATTTAAGAGGTAGAGGAAGACAAGCAAACATAAAGATCGAAAGTGATGCTACAGGAGATAACTGGCGTTATGGTACATTACGATTAGACGTTCAACCAGATGGAGGCAGATAATGGCTAAAATAAGTACAACAAGATTTCCTCAAGCAACACCGCAATATCAAGCATCACAATTTGATGTGTTAATAAGATTGCTTGAACAAATAACTCAACAACTAAATTTTGGTTTTCAACAAGATTTAAAAGATGAGTCAACAGCAAGGAGTTGGTTCCTTGGCTGATGCATTTTTAAGTTTTTCTAGAACAGGTACGGGTACAGCTTACACTGTTCCAACAGCAAATGAAGGAGCAGTTCCTCCTATTTTACCTACAACAACATTGGTAAAAAGTATTTATATATCGAATGAAACTGGAGGTGCTGTTACAACAACCGTAGCTGCTGTCGACTCAAGTGCTTCAGTGACTACTGAATTGTATAAAGATAGTATGGCTGACGGTGCTCAACTACAGTTGCTAGATCAACCAATTGTTTTAGAAAAAGCAGATACCCTAACTTTAACAGGAGCTGGTATTAAAATTTTAGTAAGTGTAATGGAGATAACATAATGGCATTTAAAA